ATGAGATTGTAGTTTCCTACACGGAGGCGGTTGACCGGTACCCCCTACTCAAGCTTCACATATCAACGGAACCCTAGTGACCCGACATGAACCAAGTCCTATAAGCATGAGTTGTGTCTTTTTCACAGAGCTCAAACCATTTGTTGCCTTAAGTTAGCAATTGCCTTTGACACACAAGATCATCCGGACCGGGTATCTCACCGTTCCTCCTTGCGAGTCGAGCCGCCTCGACCAAACAGAGTCAAAATAATGTTTGTTAAATGTAGTTGAGATTTTTAAGTTGTTGTTGACAAAAGTCTGCGTAAAGTTTGTGTTGTATAGGACCAGGGTGTTGATTGTCTGTTCCTGTATCTGCGTAGGTGTAAGGTTCGTGGACATAGATAAAAAATTCTTTTGTATTGCAAAGACTAATATTAAGAAGATGTGATGAATGAATATTAAACATTAAAAGTTTGGCTTTTGTTTTTTTACAAAAGTTTACTACTTCAAAAATTTTTTGAACTGATGTAAAAAAATTGGTCTTATGTACAAGTAATTTTTCAAGTAAAGACTTGGGTAAATCAGTATTGAGCTTGTGGTTATTAGGAATATTAGGAAGTAAATGGCTCACAGATTTTGTATCTTCGTCCCAGAAAGTCAACCTATTCTCACTTGTTAATCCCCAAACAACTATGTCGTTTTCTTGTATGTCGGATCTTAGAATTTGATCTGCTGCCCAGGATATGGATGAGCCGGGAGTTGCCAACGTGCTAATTGGTAAATTTAACTTTTGACTCAACAAATATCCATAGGTTTGATTTTTTTCTACTCCAACACCGGCGGTAGTACTGCATCCAACCACCCATAATTGACTGTTGGATGATTTACGAAGATCCAACAACTTTAAGTAATCTTCCGGCTTGCACAAAGAAAAATTTAAACCAATTACATTGTTTTTAATTTTGTTAACTGCATGAAGATAAAATTCTGTAAGACCCTGCATGCAATTGGTGAAATTTTCAAGATCTATGTTCTTTTGGTCACTCCACTGTTGTGGCGGACAATAATAGATTAGGTCGGCAGTTAGCAAGACCTCATATAATATTTTAGGGTCTTTTGGCAAATCGGCCAAAGAAGTATAAGCGGTGTATTCACTGATTGCTGTTTGAAATTTTTTGTAATTGGTGCTGTCGATGAGCACGGCCGCACCGTCAAGCTGTTTGGCAGCAATGGCAAGAGACTCGTCGCAATCACCCACAAATAAAGTAATTTTTTTCATATCTTATTTTTAATATGACAACCATGCACACGCACTTGGATGTGTCCATTGTACCAGTTGTCGCTTTCTAATACACGTCTTGAGAATTGTTCTCGAGCTTCAATGTAACTGCATTCAGCCTTGGACCTACAGTAGTATAATATTTCTCGAGTGAAGTTGTCAGCGCCCAGCGCCAGGATGTCTCGGTTGAGTTGTTCGTTGCTGCCGTAGTAGGTCTGCCAGTCTGATTCAATTTTGCCACGTATCTTCTTGCGCTTCTTATTGCCGTTCTTTAATTTTACTACTTTGTATGAGGTTTTACTAAATTTTGCTAGTTTTTTCCCAATGTACTTTCTGCCTGAAATTGCGTTTGTGATCAAATACACAAACCCAACGCAATCTTCGGGTAATGTTTCAATTTGTGTGTTTTCGTACAACCATACCATGGACTATTGTTTATGATCAAGATTTACCCACCCAATAATTTCTTCAATACATGTATTTGATTGAGCGTTAATAATTAGCTCAATGTAAGAACAGATATCTACGGTGTTAAGTCCGTTGCCAGTCCAGCTGGGTCGACTACGAGTTAGTTCTGTATCCAATCGATCAATTGTTAGCAAACTGGTTCGAAACAGAACTTTGTTTTCTTTGAATGCACGAGTCCACTGCTGACTGTGTGCTTTCAATGCTGCTTTGCTGACTCGATAGGTTTCAAAATCAGGATCAGGAGCAACGGTTGACTCGGTGCCCACGCTGCCAATGTTGACGATGTGACCGTTTTTGTTATTTTTGCGCCACAGGTCGGCCACAGCAAACAACAAATTGGTCTGCGCAAAGTTTGCCCACGGTTCATGGAAAGGCCCATCGAAAGCGTTGTTCACAAACACATCATAGGCCAAACTGGCCTTAGCCAGACGATCTGTGTCCTTGGTAATGTCAAACCCATTGTTACGACAATAACTATCGCCGTGAAAATGTTTTACCAAGGACTGTCCTAGTCCGCTGCCACCTCCGGTGATCATGTATTTCATCTTGTACTTCCTCCTTGATCCCATACCTTGGTCAACTTTGAACCACAGGTCATTGCACATTCAAACAAGCGTCCGTTGTCTAATGTTTTGTTCCAACTGTTTATCAAATCACTCCACATAGGGTTGGCAAAAATTTCTTCTAAGCTATGTGAGTTAACGTTAAAACTATCTAACGTGTAACTTTCTAAAAATGCTCGCACTTGATTTTTTCCATCAACTGTGCTTAATTCATTGGCTTCGGGTAGAACTCCGGGCTCGTAAAATCTACGATCATACAAGTTGTGTGTAAAAAAATTACAGGGCAACACTAGTCCCTCGGCATTGATAGCTACCTTGTTTCCAATCATGGCATCACATTTGATCTCGGTGGTATTAAAATATTCTCTGATACTGCCATACTGCTGTTTTAAGTCTGGTAAAAGTATCATACTTTGATTTCGATATGCTGGATCAACCGGTGGTTCAATCACGTAGCTATCTCTAACCGGCCACGAAGCCATTTCTTCGACTGTTCTATGATTAAAAAATCGGCCAGTCTTTCGAATCAACACATTTGAAAATCCTAAGTCTCGACCCAACTGCTTGACTGTTTCTACCTGATGCTCGTTGTGCTTGAAAACAATAAAGTTCCATTGAGCACGGCCGCCGGCACCAATAAATGCCTGTGCATTTTCAATGACCTTGTTGTATTTTACGTTCTTTCGATACAAATGTAAAGTATCTTCTAGGCCGTCAATGCCAAAATCTATTTGTCCGTAGCCGGCCATGATGTGGGCAATCTCGCGCCAGTAGTCAGGCTCATGCACTCCGCCGTTGGTGTGAAAATATAACCATAGTGTAGGATTTTTTTTGCGAAAGTCTCTCAGTATATCCAAGAATTCCGGATGCATGATCGGATCACCGTAGCTGCCACAAAAAAATATTTGATGTATTCTATCACAAATGTCTAAAGTAAAAGTACGATCTATGACAGCACGATCCAGGTGACACAATGGCATGTAAGGATTGATTCCAATTCCGTTGTTGTTTCTTGGGCATTGTGGGCATGCCGCATTACAGTAACTGGTTATTTCAATTTGGTATTCTTTGATATTGTTGTAACTAAACATCTGGCAGATCTTTAAAAAATAATTTAGCTGACTCTAAAACTTTGTAATTGGTTTTAAAAATAGTGCCATCAAGTTGAGGTCCATGTTTTCTCTGAGCAATTAACCAATTGGCTGCTGGAGTGGCAAATTCCAAATGCCAAGTTCCGTTATAGCCAAGATATAAATTTGGACAGATAAAATACGGTTCGTCATCGGCTTTGTGTAGGTAAACAGGAAAAAACTTTCCATCCCACAGTTCTCTTTCTAGTAGGATATTATCCATGGATATGGATTTTATTTCTACATGTTTATCGACCACAATCTTTCCGTGATCGTTGAGTTGGTGATCACTGACTGTTTTGCCATAGTGAATTATTTTTAAATTGTGTGTTGTATCAGGAATATTGATATCAAAACAATAATTTTCTTGTGCCACACCGTCGACCAAGGTCAAGTAATCATCGACAATGATTTTAATCAATGGATCACCTAATCTGCGTTCCACCGACAGCGTAATTTCTAACTTCAATGTATTACTCCTGCCAAACGTCTTAATCTTTCCTGATATTTGTCGGTCATGATTTTGATTTGATCATCGCCTTTCCAAAATGTGTAACCTAGATTTACAGCATGTTCTTGTGCTTCTAGTCTGCGCATAATTCTTTCTTTGTAGGTCAAATCCATATTACTTTGGCAACGCCAGTCTGGACCCTGCGGTATGTTTCCGCCGATACCTATAATTCCCAATCTCTCGGGATGTTCATACATCTCAGTGCCTTCTTCAATAGTCAGTGTTGTTCCTAGATTAACACCAATGATGGTGCCGTCAGCAACATATCGTTGATATCGTGTAAGCATGTCTAGTGTATCTTGAAAATCTTTTCTAGTCTCTGTGGGAAATCCAACAATTAATAAAAAATACACCTGCACTTTATGTAGACTATATTGTTCCATATTATAGTCCAAATCAGCATTGGTAAAATTTTTTTTCATGTGTTCTTTGACACGATCACTGCCGGATTCAACTCCTATTACCATGGTATCGGCTCCGGCACGACCCATTAGTTCAAAATCTCGTGGTTTAAATTGTTTTTCGCTGTGAACGATTGCGTGACTGCTGTATTTAAAATAACGATCTGGCAAATTATTTTTTTGATAATAGTCCAACAAGGCCGAGTTGAATTCTCTAAAATCTCTAACACTACCGTTGCACAACGCATCGTGAAAAAAGTAATCTCGAACACTGTATAGTTCGTAATAGTGTATCATTTCGTCAGCCAACTGGCGCCCAGTTTTGAATCTGAACCCACCCTGCATAGTCGGAATATCGCAAAATACACAGTTACGAACACATCCACGACTGGTTTCCATTGGTAATACTCCATTGGCATATCCGCTTTGATATTGTTGAATATCAAAATCACTAAAGTCCATGTATCCATGTTTTTTAATATTACTGCGCTCGGCCAAAAAGTCTGTGTCTATACCAGCCACAGAATAGTTACCGGCTATGATACTAGGTATAGTGGTTTCGGCTTCGCCGCGAATCCAGTGATCTATCAAATTTTCTTTTTTTAAAAAATGAGCGAAATGTGGTACAGAACTGTAACTGCCATTTTCTTCTCTAATTAATCCTTGGCCGCCAATGATAACTTCGGCTGTCGATCTTTTTCTAAATCTTGTTAAAAACTCAACAGTAAAACGTTGGGCTTGCCAACTGAACACACTGATAAAAAGTTTTTTTGGACAGTGATTGTTGATTTTTTCAATCCAAGTATCTATGAAATCCTCAAATTTGTTTTTTGCATCTTCGCAGATAATTTTGTCTTTGATGAACAAATATTCGTCAATTTCATTATAAAGATCTGCTGGGCAAGAATTTTTAAAATTACTAAAATAATCTAAATTAATATCTAGTACTTGACTATCTACTCCCAACTCGGTGAGTATGCGTTTGATGATCGCAGGCGCTGCTGCTGGACGAACCGGAGCCACACGAGGAATTGATAAAATTATTGCATCAGTCATACAACTTCTATATCTGTATTGTAACTGGTAAAGCCACCTTCTTTGACGACCTTTAAAATATTCTCAACACGCCCACTCAATTCATCTCTGTGGCTGACCAACCATATGCTCTTGTGCCGTTCACGACTCATGTGCTTGAGCAAGGCCAAGGCATTTTCTACACCCTGAGTGTCCAGGCCCGAATCGATCATCTCGTCTATGAACAGCACATTGATAGGCTGGTACAGGCTTTCAAACACATCACGGAATGCCCAACTCATGCTCAAGATCAACCTGTTGCGTTCACCACGACTTAGGTTATCAAAGTCCAGTTCGCGGCCTAGCTCTTCAATGCTCACAGTCAAATCGTTCTGGAATACCACGGTATGTGGCAAGCCGATGCGATCCAAGTAGTGTGTGAGTCTGGCATTGAGATAACTCAAGTTCTGTTCTATGATCTTCTTGCGTATGAAACTGTCCTTGCTGGTCAACAGTTTGAGCAGAAAGTCCTGATGTTCTTGTAATCTGGTCAGCTCGTTGAGTGTTCCATACGTGACCACTTGCAAGGCCTGTCCTTGCATGTCCTCTATCTGCTCACCGTAGGGATCAGTTTCTGCAGTCTTGTCTGCCAGTTGTTTTTCTAGAGCAGACATACTGCTCCTATGATCAATAGCATCTTCTTCTCGATCATAAAACATCACAGGAGGTCGACCTAACGTGCCCAGGGACGTGTGGGCAGTCTCGAGTTCTGATAAGAGCTGTGTATGTTCCGAGCACGCTTCTCGCGCTCGCTCCAGATCAGCCTGCTTACCCGCCAGGACCTGTTGGTGCTTATGGTCGTGGAAAGCCTGCCCGCAAGTGTGGCATGTGTGAGATTCAAGTGTCGCAATCTCCTTGCCAAGCTTCTCAATGCTTTTGTTCTCGCGGTCCTTATCAAGCTTCGTGCGGGAGATCTGTCCAGCCAGGTCGTTAAGATCCTTGCGCTTCTGATCCCATATTTTGTGCGCCTTGTGGGCCTCGACCTCGGCTTCAATGTCAATCTTC